GTAATCGACGCCAGCGTTCCAGCGCTCGTCGGAGCTTGGATCATCCTGCCAGTCTGCCGGTGTCGCCGCTGCATCGCCGGACACCTCGGCGAGACGGCGAAGTGCGTAGACTGCTCTCGTTCCGTTGGTCTGGAACAACGTAATCTCGCCCTCGGTTTTGACCGCGAATTCGATTTTATCGGCGAGCGCCAACATTTCCTTCTGCGCTTTGGTGTTCATCTCACCCGCTACAGCATCGCCCCCGGTGGCCGGGCAGACTTGTGACCCATCTCTGACCTTGAAATAATCGGCACCGCATTGGACGCATTTCATGGAGCCGGAATCGAATAGGTGCCTCCCTCCAAGGAGCACCTCAGTTGCAGGAGAAGATTGGGTCATAACCAGAGCCTCCACACGTTGATCATCACCAGCAGCGGATAGCTGGCGAAGCCGGCGAGATAGATGAAAAAATAAGTCGTCCAGCCGTTGCTCATGATTCGACCTTGGGTGGCGTCACCTTTCCGGCGACGAAATCGCGAATGCGCTTAGCGACGTAGCGCTCGCCGGCAGCTCCCCTCTTCTTGTGTTCGGGGTAGAAGGTATCTTCGAATAGAAAAGTCGCCGCATTATACTCGATGTCGAATAGCGCCGCCGCGGCGGCGAACCCGACGTAGCCGTCGAACCGCGGGCAAATGGAATCCGCATTGTCGCTGTAGTGGTTCGTCAGGCCAGCACGCTTGAATGCGCCGCTGACAACAGCCAGTCCCATCGCGCAGGCTGTCGTGCCGCAACTCACTGAAACCTCGTCGTCATCGCTATTTCCCCACGTGCCGAGATCAAACTTGATGCCCTTCTTGTTCTTGGCATCAGCTTCAAGCAAATCGGCCAGTTTCAAAAGCCTGCGCTTGTTCACTTCAAATCTCCTTGTTTCGAGTGGTCTAGAGATGATCCTTCACGATCCGGTCTCTGGCTGGAGGGCGGCACTGGCCATCCGGTGCATTGCCCAGATGGTTTCGTTCATCCCCATCTGATCGCCCGTTCCTTCGTTTGCGCGCTGCATGACGTTCCGCAGCGCGCCTTCCAGTTCCTCGATATGCGCCGCCACCTCGTTATAGGTCCGCTGGCCTAGGATCGCTTCATAGGCCGCCTCGTTTGATTCGAGTTCCTGGATGCGAGTGGTTCTGTCAGCAATCTCATTGCACGCTAGTATCAACGCCGCGCTCTGGTCCTCGATGCAAGCTTTGAGGGTGGCGTGCGAGTTCACGCATTCGACTATGAAATGAGCATCTGCCAGGCCAAGGCCAGTCCGCGGGTCGTAACCGACACAGGCAACGTTCTCGTCCCGCTTAGTGGTCTCGTCATACCTGTTGATGTTATGCCACTCGCCACCGTTCATTCGGTAGCGAACGCCGGACACGAACCAGGGCGTCGGGGTTGGTTCGGCGGTCGTGGGCTGGATGTGCGAGTCCCCCATATCAAAAGCTCCTGGTTGGCGGCTGGCCAGATTTCAATCCGATGCGATAGGCGCGAGCCGATACCGACCCCTTCGTCATGCCCATAGCCGCCGCGATCTGCGTGAAGTTGAGACCCTTCGCTATTTCGTCCTTGAGCCGCTGATCTTCTTCCGCGGTAAAGGTGTTGCTTCTGTTGCGACTTTGGTCGACTCTCTTGATCCATTCGCAGTTCGATAGCTCGTAATCGCCGTCGTTATCGACCCGCTCAATCGAGTATTCCTTGCCGGGCTTCTCGCCCATATCCTCAAGGAAGTTCTTGAAATCCCACCAGCGCGGATCAAGCGCAATGCCTCGGCCGCCGTAGTGTTTCCATTCTGCGCATGATGACCGGAGGCAGCGCCGCTTCATGTCGCGCCATGATATGTAGGTTCGCGATAGCGTCTTATGCTGGCTGTGGCCGTGCGTCGCCTTGTGATCCCAACCGCATTTTGGGCTACAGCACTTTTGCCTTGCCACTTGGGTGGTAAACCAAACTCCGCAATTCGCACACTTTATCGTTCGAGGCATCAGAGGTTGTCCTTCATCACAGCACAAACGCGATGATCGGCACGCCGACCAGGTAGAACACGGCGACAATCCCGCCGATGATCAGCAGATCGGAAAGCTTGAGAGTGATCATCTTGACCTCAATATCATTGCGAGGATGAACGGGTTGATCCCGTACTTCGCCCAGAACTTCATTTCGTTCATCGTGTGCTGTTCAGTGTGATGCCGGTTGCAGAGCGGGAGCGCCCATTTGTCTGACGGCTTTTCAGCCATGCCCGTGTGCTGCTTGCCATGCTCCAAGGATGCCGTTCGGATGTGAGCGGCTTCCGTATCGATCCCGCCGCAGATGCAGCACGGAAGCGAGCGGATGTAATCCAGGTGGCGCTCGTCGCGTTGTCTCGGTTCGCGTTGGCGAAGTTCGCTCATGACACCAGTTCCAATTCCCGGAAGTGAACGCCGCGCTCGGAGCCGAAGGCGTACAGACTCTCGATCAACTCACTGATCTCAGCCGAGGTCATCTGACTGGTCCGCATGCCGAGAGGGACGACCGTTCCAGGTGTGATGCCCGGCACAAACTCGGCGCCTCGGAGCGCAGCAGTGGCCAGATCCTTCCAGTCCTCGGGCGAGTGCTTCTTGCCGAACCAATCGATCTGATTGCTGATCTGCGTCAGAAGGCTCCACATCAATGCGTTCTGGTCGGTTGACCGGCGTGGCGCACGAAACTCGACTGACGTTCCGAGAGGGACATTCGCAGCCCAATGCGCAATCAACTTGCGGTCAGCATCGCCCTTGATCGGGACAGTGGTGCGGGTGACTTTCATGCCGCCTCCCGCTGCCCGTACTTGCGGATGAACTCGACCGTCTGCTGTAGCTCGATGTTGAAAAGATCAACCTCGTTGGCGATCTTCTTGATGTAGTTCTCGTCGCGATAGACGCGGATCTGCAGCAGAGGCAGCTTCGGGCAGTAGCTACAGAAGTCCCACCATTCGCGTTCGCAAACCCACAGGCTGCCTTGCACTTGCGCCTTGTGCTCGGATGGAAGCGACCCGTCCAGCAGTCGGGCAACCTGGATGTGTGCTGCCGCTGACTTGATCTCCAAGCCACCCTTGTCGCCGATCAGGCTGTCCGGGCTGGCGCCTTTCTCGCCGTTGCGGACAAACCCGACGCGCTGGGGGTCAACGCCGTTCTGGAAGGCGTAGAGGTCGCGAGCCTCATCTTCCATCAGCTTGCCGCGCTCCATGTCGCCGTTGCTGTAGGAGGTCATGGGTTCGCAGGTCAGAATCTCGCCGGCCAGTTTGTTGAGGTACGCAACGCGGGTGACGCTCTTGCCTCCCTTCGGGCCAACCGCCATCACCGTATGGAACTCGCTGGCAGTCGGAATTCCGAGCCGAGCGGCGTACCATTCCGGCGAATTCTGCTCGCATTCGATGATCTGCATCATTTCGCGGGCGCCTTGTATTCGATGGCCTTCACGCAGGCGTCGTAGGCCGTCGCGGGGATATCCTCGAAGCGCTCGACCTTCGCCCATTTGAGGAACTGCGCCCGGTTTTTGCCGTGCGCCTCGATCAGGTCGGTAAGGTCGTCAGCCTGTTTCTGCGTGACAGTCTCAACATTCCCGCCGGCCTTTCCGTCGTCATCGGCCGCAGCCGCCAGCCCGAGCATCTGCACCAGCGAATAGCGCTGCAGGTAGGTCAGGGTCGATCCGATCGCCTGAATGGCGTTCTTCGAACCGCTGGTGTCGGCCGGGCCGGTGAGGGTGGTTTCCTCGCTGTGGCCGTCCTCGTGGGACAGGATGCAGGTAACGCTGATGCGGTCGCTCTGTGCGGTGCGGAAGCGGTAGGACAGGCCATGCTCGCTCAGGATCGGGTCAACCACCTTGGCAATCGCAGCAAAATCGGCGTAGCGCTTGTCGTTGTGACCCTTGGCGTTGCGCTGGATCGGCGTGATCTTCGCCTTGGCCGAGGCAATCGCCTTGTCGAAGGCTTTACGAGCCTGTCCGGTTTCCCATCGCTCCTGCAGGCTCATAAGCTTCTCGACCATCTCAAGGCCGGCACCGGATTCCACGGCGCGGTTGAGCATGTCCATCGGAGTGACGGCAGCGACGGCGCGGGGCTGTTCGATCTTCTCGACTGCGTTCATGATGCCAACTCCATCTGTTCAGCGACTGCGCGAAGCTGTTCTTGATATTCGAGGTCGGCGCGGATCGCATCAATGCGGCGGATGCGTTCGGCTGGCGGGAGCGGCCAGAGAAGCTGCCAGTGGTGCAGGAGGACGTTTGCGAGTTCCTGATTGGTCATTACGCAGCCTCCTGCTCGATCTCATCGTCATCCAGATCAGGGCGGAGCTGCTCAGTCTCGCAGCCGTCCAGCCAGCGGATGCGGTAGGTCCGGGAATTGATGCTGGTGATGAACCCAGCCTTGAAACCCCAAGTGACGCGACCGCAGAGTGTCAGGCCTTCATCAAACTGGATCATCAGAACACCCAATAGGAAGCGACGGAGAGCGGCGCGGCCAACAGCACGCTGATCAGCAAGATCAGGGCTCGGTCGATGAGGATTTCGCGGAAGGTCATGTTGGGTTGCCCTTGGAGGGAGGGGAGATGGCATAGGCATTTTTGCCCGGTCCGAATTTCAGGTGGTGCCGCTTGTGGCAACCGCGGCAAAGCCAGCGGACATCCAGAGGCTCGGCATAATCGTCATGGTGGGCGTCGCCAGCACGCGCACCACACACTTCGCACGGGCCACGCTTGAGCGTGCCGTTCACAATGGCAGTGTTGGCTAGGTGGTTCGCGCGCTTTCGCTCAGGGCTGAACTTGGCACGGTGCTGTCTGCTGTAATTGCGCTCGTGCTGGCGGTAGCAATCGCCAGCGCAAAACATGTTTCGGCCTGTCCGACCTTCCGCGGGTTTTCCGCAAATCTTGCAGTTGCCTATTGCCATGAGCCACCTGATTTGATGGCTCAGTATCACCATAAGTGATATCGGAAGGCAAGCGAAATAATCACCCGTGGTGATTTATTTTTGGCTGCGGTATTATGTTCCCGTTTTGGTCACGGTCTTTGCGATATCCACAATCATGCGGCGCTCGCCGGGCTTCGCCTGTTCCCAGATCGACCAGATTGCGTCTCCGTCCTGCGGGTTGCGCATCAGAAGGCTCGCTGCATCGGTTTGCAGGGCGTCTGCGATGGCTTCCAGCGTCTCTTGCGTATAGCCGCGCTTCCCGTTCTCCAGCATGGAGAGGTGGCTCTGGGTCATGTTGAGCCGCTCGGCGAGCTGCTCTTGATTCAGGTTCCGAAATTCCCGCCACTGCTTGATGAAGGTGGGTCGGAACCGGTTCCGTGGGGGCGGTTTCTTCATCCCTCCATTGAAAACAGGTGCCATTTCGGGTCTATCGTTTGACGGTGATAAAATCACTTGCGGTGATTATCACCATGGGTTATACAAGGGTATGGCACGACCCGAAAAAACCCATCCGCTCTACTTCTGGCGCAAGCGCAACGGCGACAAAACCCTCCAGGAATTGGCGTCAGAGCTTGGCGGCGTAACTCAATCGCACCTTTCCGAGATTGAGAACTGGAAAAATGAGCCTTCGCTTGAACTCGCTGCGCGTCTTCACACGCACACCGGGATCGCAATGAAGGATTTCGTGAAGCAGACGGAGCCAGTTCAATGATGCAGGCTCACCCCGTTCCAGATATGAACGCACGCGGTTGCCTTGCCGTCGAGAGCATGACGACAGGCGCGATTGCTTTGCTCGGCGCCGATCAGCGAAACAACCAGATTGAGCTGCGCGCCTGCATCGATAACCCATCCGACGCAGCGAAGAACTCCATTCACTTTTCGAAATGCGCCAAATCCATCGACGTAAACAGGCTGCAGGCTCGCGGACTGCGCGAGCAGTTCTTCGTCCAACATTTTGAAAACCCCCGGCAATGGAAGGTTTCAAAATATGACAGAGAAACGTCAACAAGGCGACAGAAAACTGAAATGCAACCTCCAGAATCTTTTGCCGCCGGAACCGGAATAATCCCGAGCGGTATTCGCGCACACCAAACGGCAGTGGTGTTGACGTGAACAACAAACTTAACATCGGAAGCAATTCCAATTCGTCGGCTGATCCTCTCGCTGACGAGTGCGCGCCGGCCGTCGATGCCCTCCAGCCTCCGGTGATGGCCGGCGCAACAATTCCAGAAGCTGGCCCATGTGGCTTCGACTTCGCTTCATATGACAGGCTCAACAAAGAATACCAGGAGAGGCATCGCAATGGGTGACCATTGGAGGACAGCCCGCTCGGCTGTCGGGGGCTTTGACCAACCGAGCGGGCCTTGCAGCGGCAAATACGCACCGCCGTCAAACCTTGTTGCGTTTCCCTATGGCTCGATTCTCAAACCTGCTGAGATCCCTGATCCGCAACTTCACAAATTCCAGGCGTTCGAGCGCGCGCTTCTCGGCTTCACTACGGCTGCTGCGCTCGTCCTCGCTCTCCTTCTTCTGTTTGTT